AACATTTATAGGTAAAGCCACAGAAGCAATCACCTCAGACTTTGCGAACAAGGCGGGGGAAGCTTCTTTCGCACAATCAGCACCTGCTGAGGCGGGAACAGCAACAGGTGCATCGAAGGTAAGGAATGCTAAAACATATCCTACGGAAATGCCATATGTTCAGATTGAACCTACAGCGGATATGCCAACAACCGCAATTATAACACCTTTATTGTCATCTGGCAACTACGGTATAAGAAATGTAAATGTTGACCCAGGCGATGAATTGAAGTTAGAAATTCTAAAAACTGACGATTACGATGGTTTATTTAACAGAGAACCCAGTATTTATGAAATACGTTCTAAATTAAGAGACCCTGCAAATCTTCGAAACGCAACGTTGATTGGTGCATTGATTGGAGAAGGTAGACTTTCAAGTAAGTATGCAGATGTAAGACCGCCTTTTATTGGTCGAGCATACAATAAAAAACCAAGTTTACAATTTGGTCGAACACTATTGGGTAACAACCCAGCTGAAAATAGAAGTAAGAGGTTCACTCCGTAATGATATATCTTGTTGACCCCGTATACAACCCAAACTTTCAATCGGACATCACTTCCGCAACTCCTCTTGCGCCTGGAATTACGATTGCTAAATTTCTAGGTTCCAAGGGTTCTCGTTTACAGTTTGAACAATTGAGTGGAGATAAAAGACTTATCGCACGTCAACTTTATCTTCAAGCCGAATCGATGCGAACTGTTGTTACAAACAAAACTTTTGAAAAGAACCGATTAATTGTGTCAGAAGGTTTATATAAACCATCGCCTGGCGAAACCTCCACCAAAGATTCTATCAATGATTACAAACAAACTGGACGTGCAATTGTTTATCAGTTGTTGGGTGAGAATGGCAAGATTGATTTTGAAAACACTTTTGAGTTGGCCGTCTACTGGAAAGATTTTTTGAAGTATCAAGAGTTGATTCTCGATTATGATACATACGACCCTTCTGGTGAACTTAGTTGCCAGATAGTGCTCGTAATGCCTGTTGCGAATGAAAATTTTGACCTTAATTTTAGTAAAAGTCTTAAAACAACTTTTAATGGTAGTACTTTATCTTTAAATGAAGTAGTTGAAGTGTTCGTTCCCATATAAATAAAAATAATGTTTTGAGTACTAAAAATGGCCACCAAAATTTTTTCACAAGAAGATGCTGATATCTCTAAAATCAGCATAACCAGTACAAGGTCGAGACCGTATCTGGATCTCGACTTGACTTTTTTGGCGAGCAATACTGGAAATGTTTTTAAAAAATCTGAAGGTGCGGCTGTTAAACAATCTGTTAAAACTCTACTCAACAGTAATAAGTTCGATAAACCCTTTGACCCCAATTTCGGTATCGACCTTCAGAGGTTTTTCTTTGAATTGGCAGATGACCAAACTGGGAATAGAATTGTAGAAAGAATTAAAAGTATTATAGAAGCTTATGAACCCAGAGCGTCAGTAAGGTCTGTAAAAGTTGGTGTGCAGGAAGATATCAATGCAATTAATATACTTTTAACTTTTTCAGTTAGAAATACGGACCAAACTATAACATTAGAAACCACAATTTCGAGGTTAAGATAAATGTCAACCACAGTTAAGTCAACTGCTTTAGATTTCGATGCGATAAAAAATAATCTGAAGACTTTCTTTGAAGCTCAGAGTGAGTTTACGGATTATGATTTTGAGGCCTCCGGTTTATCAAATTTGCTTGATGTACTCGCATACAATACTCACTACAATGCTTTAATTGCAAACTACGCTCTTAATGAATCTTTTTTGGGAACCGCTCAACTTCGAAGTTCTATCGTATCCCTATCTGAATCTATTGGATATGTTCCTGGTTCTAGAGTAACTTCGAAAGCCAAGGTTCAACTTACGACTTCTATTGGTACAGGCAACGAACCTCCCACTGTTACAATCCCGAGGGGGTTTAAATTCAATTCGACAATTAATGATGTGTCTTATTCCTTTATTACTACTGAGTCGGTTACCGCTACTAATAATCAGGGAAATTATTCTTTTGAATTACCTTCAGGTGATAATCCAGACCAAATTATAATTTCCGAAGGGATTTTAAAAACCAAAACCTTTATTGTAGGTTCAACAGACGCTGACGAATTATATGTGATACCAGACAAAAACCTTGACAGGTCTACAGTGACGATTCGTGTTTTTGATACACCTTCTGCTACTGATTTTCAAATTTACACTGCATTACCAGAAGCAACATTCATTAACGAAAGTTCTTTAATATATGTTCTTAAAGAATCGCCTAATGGATTCTTTGAACTCAGCTTTGGGAACGGAAACACTTTAGGTCCAACTCCCGAGGCTGGTAATAAAATAACCGTTGAGTATATTAGTTGCAGTGGAAGTATTGCTAACGGTGGTAAAGTTTTCACTGCTGCAGAACAGTTACCAGTGACTTTAACAAATAACGACATTGTAAATGTTGATATTATTGCTTCAACGTTTTCTAACTCTATCGGAGGCGCGGAAAAAGAAAATAATAATTCAATTAAAAGAAACGCTCCTTTTCAATATACCACTCAAAATAGAATGGTTGTTGCAAACGATTATTCGACACTTGTGCTTGCAAGGTTCAGAGAATATATTGAGGAAATTAACGCTTGGGGTGGTGAAGATAACGATCCGCCGGAATATGGCGCAGTTTATCTTAGTATAAGATGGAACGCTGGATTGACTGACAGCCAAAAAGCCGATTTAAAAATCGAAATCGAAACTTATGTTAATCAATTGTCCATCGTATCTTGGAAACTTAGATTCTTAGACCCAATCACAACTTTTGTTGAATCCTTAGTTTATTATCAGTATAATCCACGATTCACAACTTTGGGTTTGAACACAATTAAAACACTTGTTGGAAATGCTGTAAACAATTATTTTACAAACACTATTGGTCAATTTGGACAATCATTTCGTAGATCGAATCTACTTACAGAGATAGATGCAGTAGACCCTTCGATTCTTTCTAGTAGAGCTGATATAAAAATGCAACAGAGATTGGTGCCAACGGGTCTTAACGGCGCTGGTCAAAGTATAAGTTTACTTGGAATAAGTTCTAACTATAATTTTTATTTTCCTCAAAGTATCTCTCAACCTAATAATACTGATTATATTTTAACCTCTACATTTTTTAGACTTAACGGTAAAACATGTTTCTTAAGGAACAGACTAAATAGTCGAAATATACAGGTCATTGAACAGGGTTCGGGTAACGCCATTGTTGATAATATAGGAGAATACTTTTTAGATGGTAGGGTCAGAATAATAGGTTTTGCACCAGAATCCATTTTAGGCGGAAACAATTTTATAAAAATTTCAGTGACGCCAGGTAATCAAAGCGCAATTTCTCCAACTAGAAACAACATCTTATTGTTCGATGATGATGTTTCTTTCGAAACTCCAATAGAAGTGTCAAGTACTTAACATGCATCAAGGAAACACGGAAAGAAATAGACGAGAACTTGTTCTATATGACAGGAAAATTGAAGAAGTACTTCCTGATCATTTTAAACAAGATTATCCTCAGTTTATCACTTTTCTAGAAAAATATTACGAATGGAACACGAGTGAAGAGTCTCCAGCTGAGCTAGTCAATCATCTCTTTGAAACCAAAGATATTGTAGAGACGGACGAAGACCTTTTGTCTTTTTTAGAAGATGAATTACTCTTGGGTGAAAGTTATTTTCAGGGGTTCTCCGATAAGAGAGGTGCTGCACAGATAGCTGGGAATTTGTATAAAACAAAAGGTTCCGAACTATCTATTCAACAGTTCTTTCGTTCATTCTTTGGAGAGGACCCAGATGTTGAATATACTAGTGAAAAGATTTTTAAATTAAATAATTCCGAGATCGGCCCACTTAGTAATAGATTTTTAACGGACGATAAACTATATCAAACCTTTGCGATATTGATTAAGATAGGTATTCCTATTACTTTATGGCGAGAAGTATACAAACTGTTTGTACACCCAGCGGGATTTTATCTCGCTGGACAAATCCAAGCAGTTGGTGAAGCTGGATTTGGAGGTATACCGTTTGATGGTTATGATATTATGGATAGTGCTGGTCGAAAGGCGGCGCCTTTAGTACTTATTATCGATTCTGCTTCAGTTTCACCTCTGATTGCAAATCAAGGAGAACTCAGTCATTACGCAGTTTACGATTCAGAAAATACGGGTGGTCTTGGTAAGGTCAAAGTTTCGTTGGATAGATATCATATAGAACAATTTGAAGACTATACCATCAATCCACTGGCAACGTTCTCACCAACCACATTGAAGATGTTGGGTGGATTTGTAGTTCCAGGCGAAAGAGACGCATATGCTGGTGTTGATGGAAATAATGCTCTTGTTGGAACGATTGGTGTTGATTATGACTCTTCATATGTAACACCGAAACTTTCATCTTTCGATATGGATAGTAGTGCGGATGCTGATCAAATCCTTGGTAGTACAATTGACTTCTCAATGGATTCAGACCCATCACTTACAACCTTTATGGGCACTTTCTCAACATTCGATAGAAAATAACATATAAATAAAAACTAAGGCAAACTGGATTAAAAAATGACAAGGCAAATTGTTTTTACTGGCACAACAGCGAACGATGGAACAGGAGATACTCTCCGTGACGGCGCTGCTAAAATAAATGCCAATTTCCAAGAAATTTATGAGACTTTTGGGCCTGATGGATTAATCATTGGAACACAGGTCAATTTTGATAGTGCGACCATTAATTTTCTTGATACCACGTTAACGTTTAAAACAAATATTGGTGCGGTTGGTCCTACGGCAGACAGAACAATTAGGTTCCCTGATTATTCTGCTTTTGTTGTTCTTGATTCAGCATCACAAACTTTAACGAACAAAACTTTAGATTCTTGTTCTTACGGCGCATTATTAATCAATGACATTAGTGCTGACCATCAGTACAAAGTTTTACCATCCGAACTTGCAGCTAACACAACAATTACTTTGCCTGCATTATCGGCTAATGATACATTTGTCTTCACTGATGCGTCTCAGTCCTTGAAGAACAAATCGTTAGACTCGGATACCATAAGCAATGCCATTATTACTGATACTGTTTGGGTAGATACAAATGGTAATGGTATATTAGAATTTTCGAAAGTGGGTGGTTCACCAGTTAACTATTTACAGTTAAGAAACTCTTTAACAAACAGTCCAGTAGATATTACGGCGGATGGTACCGATACTGATATTAGTATACGTCTTTTACCAAAAGGTGCGGGGGCTGTAGAACTTGATGGAAGAGTTATGTTCGGTGATGGACAGTCGGCGAATCTAACCACAGATGGTGGGACTTTGCCTAATGACCAACCCGCTATATTTTTAAACACCACAACTGGGACTCCTCCCCATACTTGGACACTGAGTGACGGAGATGAGAAAGGTGAAGTAAGATATATAACAAATATCTCTGGAGCTAACAATGCCGTTATACAACCAACCAATTTCGGTCAGGGAACTTCTTTTACGTTAACTGGAGGAGCAGGTTCAGGTCCGACAGTTGTTCACCTGATTTGGGATGGTGGTAACTGGTACGTAATCAACAAAAGTGATGTAACAATAACATAAAGGTTAAATAGAAATGACAGCAACAATAACTGATCAATTCAAACGAGAACTAACGCAAGAACTCCGACGAGATTACGATTCTGGTGATAACTACTATATTGTTATTGGTAGGACAGAACAATGGAATTCAACTGACACGGTTCCTGATGCTTCTCAAGTTGATTATCTACAGTCACCTTCTTGGTCCAAACTAACTAGAAACGCTTTCCAAGCTTCAAAACTAGTTACCAACTTGAGTTATGTTATTCCCAGATACAACTGGTCTTCAGGAACAATATATCAGGCTTATAACGATAACCACACTGACCACGATGATGATTCAAGAAGATATTATGTTTTGAATGACCAGAATCAGGTTTATATGTGTTTAAGGGCAGGTGTTGCTGGTGGTGTTTTCGTTGATCCCAGTACAGGAAATACATTACCTAATCCTGCAATTTCAACGGTTCAACCTACGGGTGGATTAAACGGTGTTCCTTTTCAAACTGCTGATGGATATTTCTGGAAGTTTATGTATACCATTAGTGTTGCGGATACTGATAATTTCGTAACCTCAAAATTCATTCCTGTTAAATTTGTTGACTCAGCTGGCGTAGATGATCCTGCTACTGACATTCAACAAAAAGCGGTTCAAGACCTTGCGTTACCAAAATCTATCGTAGGTTTTCAAGTTTTGAATGCTGGTGGTGGTACTTACACTGCACCACCTACGGTTCAGATTATAGGCAATGGTACTGGTGCAGCAGGTCGATCCCAAATAGATAACAACGGTTATCTGATTAGTGTACAAATTGATAGTAATGGTGTTGGTACGGGTTGGCAATTTGGCACAGGTTATGACTATGCTAACGTTTTGATTGATGGTGAAAAAAACGTTGCTCGTCCAATTTTTTCTCCCAAAAACGGTATTTCAGCTGACCCAACTATTGACTTACGTGCTACACAGTTATTGTTTAATGTTCAGTTGGATGGTAATGAAAATAATACAATTGCACCATTTAGGGTTGGACTATCCACAAAATTTAGGCAGATTTCTTTATTAAAAAATCCTACAACTACGGTTAATGATAGTGATTATTTCACCGACCTAACAGGTAACAATCTTAGAGGGTTTACTGTAAGCAGTCCGGGTGGCGCCTTTACACCCGAAGATTTTATTACTGGTGGAACGAGTGGAGCTTCCGCAATTGTTGACCACTACTATGATAGTAGTGATGGTATCACTACCACAGGATATCTTTATTATCACCAAAACGATTCTACTGGGTATGGCGCATTTCAAATAACTGATAACATTACAAGAACTCAGGGTGGTGCTACTGGTACCATTGCCACCTTTATTACACCAGACATAGATAATTACTCTGGTGAACTTTTGTATGTTGATAATCGTGGAGAAATCCCGAGAGACGATGAATCGCGTCAAGATTTAAAGATAGTAATAACGTTTTAAGGATTATTAAAAATGCCAACTACTTATAATAGTAACATTGAGTATACCACATATAGAGACGATTATGACCCCAAACGTGGTTACCACAAGGTGTTGTTTAATTCCGGTAGAGCGTTACAGGCTAGAGAATTAAACGAATTACAGACAATAATCCAAAAAGAAATATCTAGACTGGGTGGACATCTTTTCAAAGCCGGCGCAGCAGTTAAGCCTGGTGGTATTACGGTTAATAATAATTACGAATATGTTCGATTAGTTTCATCTGCAAATACAACTAGTTCAAATCTAGTCGGTAAAACAATAACAGGTTCCACTTCACAAATCACTGCTCAGGTTCTTCAGTTCGTTCCAGGCACAGATGATGTTGGTGATACAACTAACGTACCTACTATTTTTGTAAGATATAAAGACACTAACCCTACAACTGAAACATCCATTGATGCGGTAGATAACTCAGGTAATTCTGCACCAAGATTCACTCCTGGCGAACCACTTGTTGTTACGGGTGGCGATGATGTCATCGTTGAATCATCTAACACCAATCCTCTTATTTGGCCAGTAGGTTCAGGTAGCAAGGTTGGTGTTGGTAGTGGTCATTACTTTGTTTTGGGACATTTTGTAGAAGTTCCCAAACAAGCCTTAATTTTATCCAAGTATTTTACCGGATATACGGGTGAAATTGGTTTTGTTGTTTATCAAGATATTCTTACCTCATCCGACAGTAATCTTCTATACGATAATCAGGGTTCTACACCCAATTTAACATCACCGGGCGCTGACAGATATCGCATACGACTAAAATTGGTGAAAAGAGAAGATACTTTACCTACAGAAAATTACATATTTTTAGCCCGTATAGCAAACGGTGCTGTTGCAAATCAGGTTTCTGGTCTAAACGAATATAATAAAATTAACGATGTTCTTGCACAAAGAACTTATGAAGAATCTGGCAATTACATTGCTGAACCTTACAAGATTCGTTTTGTCGAAATTGATTCCGCAGCAGCTGAAGATAGATTGTATTTGGAAGTTTCTAAGGGCGTTGCGTATATTAATGGTTACAGGTCAGAAAACCCTGCACTGAAAAAATTAGTAATTCCTAAACCAACCGTCTCAGAATTAGTAGAAGGTGAAAATGTACCTGTAATTTATGATCGATACTTAAACGGTAATTCTACGGACAATACAACTCACAGAGGTACGCTGACCCTTAATTCTACGGTAAATCTCTATGACGGCACTAATGGTACAGGTACCGTTGTAGGTAAAGTAAAAGTACGTTCAATTGAAAGGACTACGGGTTCTATCGGAAGTGTTAACTCAGTTACTAGAATTTATATTTCTAGTTCAGGTGATATTTCAGAG